ATCAAGATTTCTGTTGTTGACAATATCATTAATTGCCTTCAAAAGTCTAAATTCACTCTTCTTAGTTTCCATTTTGTTTAATTTAGTGTTAGTTTTTGTTTCGTTATCTTCTTTGTTGAGGGACTCGTTCAGTTTTCTAAGTTCCTCGTTAAGGTCTTTAATTTTATCAATGTTGGAATCGTATTCTCTTTTTTCATCCTCATTGAAATCTCTAATTTCCAACTTACATTTTTCAAGAATCGCTATGTTTCTTTCTTTAAGTTGGTTCTTCTCATCTTTAATAATCAAACTGTTTCTCATAGTTCTTCTAACTCCTTTCTCAGTAAGTCCATCTTCGAATCAATCTCTTGTGAAGTCTTAACCATATCTTCCCCTCTAAGGCTACAATAAGTTTCGGAATATGCTTCACTAAATACTGGTGAAATATCAGCTAGATAACCAATCTTATTAATATCCCTATGAATAACACCATCTTCTGTTTTATACCATCTTTCTGCATTAGGTTCATCTGCTACTCTGAAAGCGAAAGAGGATGTTGAGATTTCCCCTCTTCTAATGTGTTCCAAGAGTTCATTACCTTTCTCTGTGTTAGGTATTTGGAATGAGTAGTAAACACCATCATCCCTTAACTCCAGAGTAAGTGAGCCTTTACCTTTCTTACTTCTTGCGAGAACATAATCATCTGAATGGTTCATTCTTGCAAAGACATCAGAATTATCAAGTAATTCTTGACTAATTGCTCCCCTCTTAATAGTTTCAATGAAACCCATATCATTAGATGGACTTTCAAAACAGATAGCTTTTCCAATCACCATTTTGGATTCATCAGCGATAAACTCACCGTTAATGCTTCTAATTTCATTTTCCATCATTATTTATAGTATTTTGATTTACGTATTCTTCCCACCAATAATATTATCTTCAACCTTAGTGAATGGCAAAATATGAACGTCCCCACCTTCAATAGGTGATAGTCCTAATTCTTTTCTAATTTCGTTAGGACATAAAATTCCATTCTGAAGTAGAGTAGCATAGTAGTTTGCTAATGCATCCTTATTTGTCTTTAAGATAGCTGTTTCATCCAAATTAATTTCAATGTTTCTTTCACTTGGTTTAGTTAGCTTTCTTGTAAACTCTTCTTCTACCATTACTATATACGGCTGTAATGTATGTAGCAAAAACTCTTGCTGTGCTGCTTCCAATGTAGAGTAAGAAGAGTGAGATAAATCACCCAATAGAACGGGATTAATGCCAAAGAATCTTGCTATATCTTGAACATTATAACTTCTACTTTCCAAAAGTTGAGAATCACTAGCCGAAAGTTGAATAGGTTTATATTCCATATTTCCTTGTAGGATAGCTAAACCACTTCCACCATTTGTGTAAGCACTATTCCAACTCGTTCTAATAGCATCTTTCTGTTTATCTGTTAACTGACCTTGTACTGTTAGAACACCACTAAGATTACATCCACTTTCATAGAAATTATTTGCGCTATTCTCAGTTGAATTTGCTAAGTTAATACTTCTACTTGCATAAGAAAGTAAAGATATACCATTTACACCATCATCACTATTCTTCACCAAATGAATCATATTAATAGGCTCTATTCTTCCCTTAATGTATGGTGAAGTGTAGTACAGATTTACTTCTTTTCCTTTCTTATAAAAGATATTTACTTCATCACTTTCAAGATACCTTAAAGCCTTAACAGTTCCATCATCTGCCCTATCAATATAAGCAAAACCATTTCCTCTTAGTATTACACTCTGAATAAGTAGTTTGATAAAGTTATATTTTGTCATAAGTCCATACTTATTCTCGAAAACTAAATTCAAAGAGTGATTTTCTAATTCCTCTTTATGGTTTTGGTTCTTTACTTTTATTTTGATTGGAAGAATGGCAATAGAATCACTAATTAACTCAGTTGCTCTAAAGACTGCACTAATATTTCTTGATGAATATTTGTTGTAAACAGTTGAAAAAGGTAAAGACTGCGAATTACAACTAATGTATTCTAATTCTCTCTTTTCCTCTTTACTTCTTCTAATTTCAAAATTTAGTCCAAAAATTTTCATCTAATTTCTCCCTTATATTTATAAATATTTTCTAAACTTAAAAAATCTTCTTATACCACAAAAATTTCATTGTTATATAAAGGAGATTGGAGATAAACTCCAAGCGCCTCTATCATTGAGATAACACCATCTATTTTTTGCTGATTTTCTCCCTTCGTAGGCTTGATATTTTCATTAAAATCCCTTTTCAAGATTACATTACTAAAACACCATCGAGTAATTGGGTTATCATCAATCACAACTTTACCACTTTTGATAAGTCTTTCTAATTCCTTTGTAGGCTTGTTAAAATTCCATAAGGCTTGTGAATAAGGTTCTAGTGGTAATCCTTGTGCTGTGGCATTTATTGCCCATTGTGTAGCATTGTAAGCATCATAAGCTATCTTATCTATGTAAACTATATTATTCATCTTCAATATATCTGATAGTAGATAATCATAGTCCGTAACGTTTCCATCAGTAATTGTAAGATAACCTTTTCTTTTCCAATCTTTATATAATTCGCTATTCGAGTTATCAAATAATGCCGACTGTGGTAAATAATACTTTGTCCAAAAATAGAATTTTCCATCTATCGGTATCATAAGACTAACTGCTGTTAAATCGCTTACTGCTGCAAGGTCAACCCCTACATAGGCTGTTTTGTCCTTATAATCTTCTAAGTTTATCTTCTTTGAACTTTCTAAAAGTAAGTCATTGGAAATCCATATATCAGAACTACTAACCCATTGATTGAAGTTCTTTGTTCTTATACCTACTTCTAAAGAAGGATTGTTTTTTGCTTTTTTTATCTGTTGCTCTAAATAAGATTCACTAACTGTTTGCCCTAAAGAGGGATTAGCCTTTATCCAATTTTCTTTATCTTCCCAATCATCCTCTTCATCGAGTGTATAGATGGCTATAAACTGTGAATCATCTTCTTTTAATCCGCTTAATATTTCACTACATACTTTTCTATATCCATAACAGAACCCAAATAGATTAAAGCCAGCTGTGGTTATAATAATTCCCAAACTATTTTCCCTCATACCTTGGCTACTACACATTACGTCCCATAATCTACTATCGGGTTGTTCGTGGCATTCATCTAAGACGAAACAATAACTGTTATAACCGTCATTTCCACTTGCATCACTGGAAAGAATCTGTAGAATAGACTTGGTTTTATCAAATTTAATTGAATCTCTATATCTTTTGAAATATTTCCCTTTCTTGTCAATAGAAGATAGATAATTACTTGACATCGTAAAACATATCTTAGCTTGTTTGGCAGAATTAGCAACCATTTCTACTTCGCTTCCGTTTTCTCCATCTGCTATTAACATATAAAGACAAATTGCCGCTATAAAAGCCGACTTTCCATTTTTTCTGGCTAACTCTAAGTAAACGTAGTTAACTACTCTCTTATCAGTGTTAGGATAATAAAAACCAAATATACTATAAACAATCCATTTTTGAAAATCCAATAACTCAAAATTCTGTCCGTTGTGCTTTCCTACAGAGTGCTTTAAGTTATATATGAAGTTTACTACTGCATCTGCTTTTTCTGACCTAAACTCATATTTGTCAAACCAACTAATAAATCTCTGACACGCTTGTTTTACATATTTACAAGCCTTAATCTTACCACTAATGACATCTTCAGCATACTCCGTATATTTCTTATCTACACTCATTACTATTCTTATCCCTATTCTTTAATAAAGACTCAACGAAATCCTCAGTATCATCTTCATCATCTACTTTAATTCGTCCTACTGCATACGGGCTCAATCCTAAATGCTGAATCTGCTTAATTATAGTAGCTTGAATATCTTTAGCAGTGGAGAGTAAAGGGTTCTTCTTGTATGTATCTGAATCAAATATACCGTTATCTTTTATAGACTGCCTACACTGAAAGTATAAGTCTAAGTTATCTTGTAGTAAGAAGATTATTGCCTCCCATTGTGGATATACTTCTCCGTATTTTTCGGTTAAGTATTTCCTTACATCTTCTATGTATTTTGTTATTTCTTTCTTCTTCATCCTCACTACCCTTTCTTTTGCTTATATAATTTATTTAATCTTTTACTACCTATCTTATACCCCATACTTTTTATGTTATTATAATTAATGTATGCTGGTAGATTTAGGTCTATTAATCTTAATACTTCTTCATCATATAATTTATCTTCTGAATTAGATAAATCACACATTTGGGTAGAAGAGTCTTTATATCTTACTATATATTTCTTATTTTTTATAGTTTTCTGTCTTCCTCTTAAACAATAATCAACTGTACTTTCGTTAACACCAACATATTTTGCACAATCTTTTACACTATCAAATTTTTTGATAAGTTCCATTGTAGCCCTCTCATATAATAATACTGAAACATTACCTTGTCCCTTTAGTTTTTCT